ATGTAACAGTTCCAGGTCCAACTGCAACTAGACCACGCTCAACTGGGTACTCGCCAAGGTCTCCTGAGAGAATGTCGAGATATCCGCTTGAAGTGTTTAGTGTTCCTGTTGTAGCAAACGCATTTGTAGTTGTTATTGTTCCAGTAAGACCTGTGTCTGACCATGAGACTGCACCTGCTGCAGTTCCATTAACAGTTGAATACTTCTGAGTAATTGCCATTAGAAGGTTCTCTAGAGTTGCTTCTGCAAGGCTTGTTCTCAAAGTAACAGTCATACCAGACTTGAACAAACGTGCTGTATCTAGAAGTTGGTCAACCTGAACGTCTCCAAATGTTGGAGTGAATGTTAGGTCTAGACCATTGCTTGTATATCCAACGTTTCTAACTACTGACTTGTTACGGTCCTCTAGTGTAGTCTTGTAAGACTCTCCAGCGACTGTTCCAGGCAACTTGGTAGGTGAAGTTGTTGAATCTCCAAGACCATTTGCTTCTTTTGATACAAAGATTGCTGCTGCACCAACGATAATATTGGATGAATTTCCTCTTGTATATGCCATATTTTATTTCACCATCTTTCATTTATGAATTTTGTGAACGGTGTTTCCTCTATATAATTATAGCAGGTATTTAGGAACTACTGCTGAATCAGATGATAATCGTAATATATGATTATCTTGTTTCCAGCATAGGTTCTGGCTGTTCCAAAGTTTACGATATCTCTGGTTTCTTGCAATTGAAATACCTTGAAACTGTGAAAAACAAAGTTAGGCTCTATGGATTCTCCCTCTACCATAATGGAGCCTTTGGTTTTGCACCACTGGTTCAACTCTTCTGCTGTCTCGTCTTCACGGTCCATCAATCTAAGGGTTTGCTCAGTTATTTTTACCATGTTTAGTACTGAGTTTTCTGCTGTGGCATAGAAGTAATATAAAAGTTGTTCACATTTAATGTGCGGAAATGGACTTCTACGCATTCTAATCATGCGGTCATAGGTTGCCATGACCCCACTGGATGGAAAAGATTCGGTTAGGTCGTTCAGGGTTGATGGAACTGATGGGAAGAATGGCATTGTTTCAAAGCCTAGTCCTTCTAGTTTTTCCTGAAGATATGCGTTAACCCACAATACTGGGGTATTTAAAATTGATGTTTTAGACACTTAAGTCACCTGCCTTTGTAATCCAATTATACCCTACTTCGATACCTTTTGCTTTGCCTCCGAGTTTAGCAGACTTTAGATTGTCCTTGTATGCCTTTGCATTGCTTAAGTATCTTGTTATGCCAGTCATGTCTAGAACTGACTGCCTAAAGTGTTCTTTAAAAAATATATCAAAAATTCTTTCAAAAGAACCCATGACGTGACTACCACCTGGGTTTTCTATTGTAATTTGATTTGGAGTAAATACCTGTTCACCATCTATGTTAAAACTAAGAACACTTGCGTTTACTGGCTTAATGGTAATGGGAATTCCTCTTTCCATAATCTCTGCCTTATTATAAAACGGAGTGTTAGAGTTTTTGCTGACACTTCTAGATTGTGAAAATGTACCATTAAAAGATATTCCACCATCTCTAGTTACATAGTCTATGTCAAATAGTCTTGCTTCTGGATTTCCTTCTTGATACCATTCATATATGTGGTGGTATAATTGCTGGTCTACCCTTGCGTTCTGGTCTACAAACTCTTTAAATATTTCTACAGCATTTGCCGCAATGCTTTTTGAAAACTCTTCCTTACCAAGTTCTGCCCCTAGAAGAAATCCTTCCGAATATCCCATGATATTTGAAAGGTCTTTAAAGAAAACTCTATCATCAAATTTTATAGATATCACAGGTCAACCGCCTGGTTCTCTGACCTTCTAATCAAAACCTTAAAGTACTCTGTTGTTCCAAAAGGTCCAACTACTGGGTTTAGGGACGCTACTTCAAAAATTGTTGGATTGTTCTTTCTTATTCCTGCAGACTCATTATGAATAGACTGACCAGAGATATCTCTGATATTTGTGATAATAATATTTGTAAATGAATAAGAGTCATTTGAACCTTTAGTCAAGTCGTTCCTGACCCTACCAATATAGATGCTATCTATGTCAATCTTGTTTTCTGAGCCAACATCCTCTTTTGTTTGTCTTCCTGCTGGATTAAAGAAACAAGATATTGTTCTGTCTAGAACCCAAGTCTTTTTTGTATTTCCATAAGCACCTGTCTCTACAATAGGATAGTAGACATCAGCAAGCAGTGGATAAGTAAAGTCTGTTGTTTCGCATATCATTATAGTATTGATGGCTTAAATACTTTGCCCTTATAGTTGCTAAGAATCTTATCAACGAGCATGTTGCCAGTTCCTTCCAGAAATTGTGGAGCAAACTTAATATTAAATTGGTCTGTGCTGTACTGCGTTACAAAACGCTTATAGTAATCATTTGAACCACATCTAAGTTCTTCTACTAGAATAGTTGCTGCCTTTTCTACATCTGGAGGAATTGTTTTGTACCCTGCGTCAAGAACAAAGGTGTAGTCAAATCCTTCTGGAAATGCTACATAGTTTGATGTTGAGCCAGAGTATACTCCTAGGTCTCCAGACGCTGGTGGAATTCTTAATGGGGTAGACTGGTTTCTATTATATACCCCATTGGCTTCTACTCTAGCAATTGCAGAGTTGTCTAACAAAGTCTTATACTCATATTCCCAAATTCTTAGCACTGTTCCAGCGGTAGTAATGTTTCCTGTTGTAGAGTTTGCAAAACTAAAAGATGTTGTTGTTGGGACTGCAGTAACTACAAAAGTTCCCTGGTATCCAGTTGGAACAACTGTGGATATTTTTACTACATCACCAACTTCGAATCCATGTGCTGAACTTGTTGTTAGTGTAACTGTTCCAGATGATGTTGTAGGGGTTTGATTTGCAAGAGTAATTGCTACATCTTCTCCATTGAAAACTAGCACATTGTTTTCATAAACTTTTAAGACTTTGTTGACTGTATGCCAAATAGGAAAATAGTCTCCACCCTGACCTTCTTTTACAATAACAAGTTTGTGGTTATAGAATCCATCTCCATCAATAGATAGGAACTCGTCCATAACTGACCTAGCGATAATCTCCCACTTTTTGTAATCAGCGATGTCTGCTGCTGTAGTTGCCAAAGTGTTTGGGTCTACATATGGTCTATATACGCTGAGGTTGTCATCAACAACGACTTCTCCAGAAGAGTCTGTTGCTCTAAACAAAAAGTCTCTGTCAAACTGAATTTTTGCTCTTGGCAAAATATAAGAAATCTGACTGTCTGAGTCTGATGTTATAGTTGATGTTTCTGATGAGTGGTCCACCAAATCCTCTACATAAACTGAGTATGCAGTATTAGCACTAGGCACATCCCATTTAACTGTAATTGGATAAGGTGGAACTCTCAGAACTTCCATTTAGGCAAAAGCCTCCGCAACCTCTTCTGGTGTCGCTAGGCGTACGCCTCGTTGTGCTACCCAGAAATCTACAGTCTTCTTTGGAACAATGTTGTATCCAACATTAAGTTTGCCAAATCCCTCTGCATAAAGGTTTCTTGATGAAAACAGTGCAACCTTTGTTGTTGTTGAAACAACTTCTGCTACTGCTTCCTTTGACTTTCCAGCCTTTGTTGTTGTTGAACCCATAACGCCATCCTTATCAAATGATAGGGTAGGTACGTCCTTTGTTGGTTCTGGTGTTACGATAACCTTTTCTTCAACTACTTCTGCTACCTGCTCAACAACTGCTTCTACAGTTGCTTCTTCGGTGACAGGAGTTGATTCGGTCTTTTTGTTTTCAGCCATGATAAATCCTCCTTAGATTTATTTTAATTATACCAGATAAATATAGAAAGGGGGTAGAGAAGTTAATCCCTACCCCCATTCAAAGGTAACACTAAACAGAATTAGTCTGTTGTTGTGTCTGCGAATGCAACTGCATCTAGTTCTTCCCAGGCAATTCCGAAACGAACGAATACAGTGTATTCAATTGTGTCCTTCTTTGGAACGTAGAAACGGTTCACAGTGATATCTCTCTGGAAGCCCCAAATACGGTTCTGTGGGAATGTTAGGTCAACAAATCCTGCAGGGTAGTAAGGAACTTCAAGAACAGGAACACCTAGAACACGAGTCTGACGTGCACCACCGAAAGTCTGGTTTGCACCACCAATGAATTCGTTACGAGTATTCTCGGTCGAACCAATAGTAGAGTAAACTGTAGCATTGTTCTTAACGATGTTAGCAAATGTGTCTGTACCAGCATAGAACTTTAGTCCATTTGTGATGGCACGGTATCTGCGAGGCATAGCCAAGATAAGTGCTTGTAGTCTTTCAGTTGTCCAATCAGTGAACGCAGCATTTGACCCAACTAGAGTTGTGTTAATTACTTCGTGTGCACTACCTAGGTTAGAACCAGCACCTGTGTTAGGGCTAGTCTTCTCCTGGTTAATGAATCCGTTCATAATGCTTAGGAACGAACCTGTTGAACCGTCACCGTTAATGGCTAGGTCCTCGATGTCGTTACCGAAAGCATTAGTCATAAGACGGACCAAGTGGTCTTCCAAAGCGGCACCCTCGATGTTATCTTCGAGTGACTCTGCAGAGACTTCCCAGTCTAGACGAATCTTCTTGGTAGTAAGTTCAACCTTTGAGAAGGTTGCACCTGTGTTGGTGTATGTTGAAACACCCTGGCTTGCAGCACGAATAACACGGTCTCCCACGTTAATCTTCTCCAGTTCCATTGTGTTTGCTCTCATTGTTACTCTGCGTCCGTCCTGTGCAAGTGTGGTTGCGTCCCAAACATAGTCGATGAAACGACGTGCCTGTTCAGGGCGTAGGATACCAGTACCTGGATAAGTTGGACTTGCAGTAGCAGATGGGTTTACACCATTTGCACCTGTTGTTACACCAAAGTTAGCGGTAGGGCTGTTGCCCAGGTAAGTACCGTGTTCTGAAAAAGAGCCTGTACCACTTGTTACGCTGTCTGATGTACCGAATGAACCTTCAGCGTTAGGGTATCCAGAAACTGGAGACGCACCTGAAGGCATATTTTTGATAATTTCTTCTGACATTTTATTTTTCACCTCCTAGTGAATTTTTATTTTAGTAAATCGGATGTTGTGAGGAAACTTCCGCCCCATACTGATTTTTCCACCAGTACTGGTTCCTGAATGACCTCACCGAGGTCACCAGACTTGCGGAAAGCGGTGTCTGCTTCAACAGCATCGATACGCTTTCCAAGATTTGTGAAATCTGACTCTGCATCTGCAACTACTGCAGATACATAACCAAGAGATTTCTTTAGTTCAGCAACTTCAGCCACCAAAGATGCATTTGCATCTGCGATTGACTTTACGATTGCTGCAATGTCGCTAAAGGCTGTTGTAACTGTTGAGCCTAGTTCTGAAACTGCCTTGGCAATTCCTTCCTCTGAACCTGGAACAACTTCTTCTACAACTTCTTCTACATGTGCTGGGTCTGCTACTGGAGCATCTTCAACAACTTCTTCTGTAGCAGGAGCGTCAACTACAACTTCTGCCTCTGGAGCGACATCTACTGATTCAACGTTTACGTTTTCATCGGTCATGTTATCATTCTCCTTTTTAATAATCTTAGAAGTATTAATGCCTTTAGCACTATCAACTAAGAACTTTACCATGTCAAGTTTATCAGAATCTGACTTCTCGACAAAACCTATGTTTTGCATCTGTGCACCAGTAACTGGGCTTAATGCTGATTCTTCTTCTGAGATTGTTACCAATCCAGATTCTTTGTCCCAGAATACGTTTTCTAGAACTGCTTCTGTACCCTCGCCAGTAATGGTGTCAACACCATCTACCTTTTCAACAGAAAGAATGTTTGCAAACTGATTTGCAGGACTGTCAACTAGGGATAACTCAACCAAGTCGTAGTCCTTAATAATTCTAATAGCGGAATCGCTTTTCTCGTCATAACCGTCATCCCACTTGTTCATCTTACCGCCAATAGAGAATCCTGTGTAAGTTCCATCTAGAACCTTTTCCCATGCATCCTGAGCACCCTTTGAAACGTATGCTGATACATAGATACCCTGATAGAACTTCTTTGTCTCTGGGTCAAAATATTTGTCTTCTTTAAATGCTACCATCTTACCTACCGCTTTTGGCTGGTGCATCTCACGGATGTTGCCACGGAATTTTGAGAAGGCTGAAAGCGAAGCCTCTGGGGTAACGATGTCGTTCTGCTTGTCAATGTTATCAAGCGTAGCAAAACCAGATACGATTCTACGTTCTTCGTCTACTTTTGTGAGTGGCATAGAAATACGGACGTTATTTCCGTCAATGTCAAAATGTGCTTTCTGAATACTCATACTATTAATTATAGCCCCTTTTTAATAAAGTGTTATACAAATGTTATTATACCACTTTTTTAGGCGGAGCGTCTCCCTTCGCCTTTTGGATTTCTACCAGCGGTAGTTGCAGTGCTATCTGCTTGAGCCTGTTGGCGTTCTGCATCACGAGTTCTATTCCCTGCATTATTTGCTGCAGCATCTGTTGCCTGTCTTGCTGTAGGAATAACCATTGAATCACTCTCTTCACGTTCTGGCAAGTTGAGAAGTTCACGAGCCTCATTAGGAACCATAATCTGGTTCTTAACATAGTTAGTAAGAATCTGTGACTGAGCCAACTCATCAGTAAGTGTGAGTTCGTTAAACTTAAATTCTAGAACATCTGTCTTTTCACGAATAATCTTGTTGAGAATCTTTTCAAGATTACGCTGTGCTGGTCTTGCAACCTGCTCTTTGAATGTTCTATCTTGTGCTAGTGAGTCTGCAATGCTTGAAGAACTGCTACCACCAAGTTTTGATAGAGGAACCTGGTGAGCAACAAGAATGTCGTCACGGTTCTGGTTACGATACTGACTAAAAGAGCCTTCCTGAATTCCGTTCTCAATTGGCTCCATTTTAAACTCAACCTTATTGCTGTCTGAATCTCCTGGCAATGGAATATATAGAGTTCTGTGTGACTGTCCTTTAAGACCAGTCTGCAAGAAGCGGAACAACTTGTCTTCTGCTTCCTGTGTAAGTTGTGCACCCTTCAAGGTGACGATATAACGAGGAACTGCCTTGTTGTTGAAGTAGTCAATGTTGTATTGTGATGCCAGCATGTCTCCTAGTAGAGATGGCATAGCAGCCATGATGTCTGGGACACCATAAAAAGTATTTAGTGGAGAGTATTCCTTAATGTGAATAATCTCATTAGGTCTTGGGTCTTCAGTAATATAGTTTACATTCTTTGCCCCGAAGTTGCGGAAGTAGACAACCTTGTTTGCAATAATCTGAACAAATCCGTCACGCAATCTACGCACACGCATAGTTGATGCAGGAATGTGACCAATATAGCCAATTTCGCCAGTTGTGGTTCTCCCAACTTCGATGTATCCGTTACCCATGGCATGAACATCCGTGAACACCTTTTCAAGAACTGATGAGAACGATTCGTCTTGGTTCAAGCCCTCTAGCCAGTCTCTAAGTTGAATCTTTAATCTTTCAATTCTGTTTCTAGCACGAGCCATCTGGTCTGCTGTGGCTGCTTCTAGTTTAAGGTTTGTCTTGTCAGATACGATAAAGTCGTAGCCTAGACCAACTGTATTTTCTACCTTTGCATCGATAGCAGCGTGGTTAGCGAATGATGTATCGTAGTAACTTGCTAGTTCATAAAGATTGTATGGTGGTGTGATTACGTCAAACAATGCATATGCATTACGAAATACTACACCTGGGTTGATGGCGTTAGAGCGAGCACCGCCAACACCTGTCTGAATTGCTCCAGCAGATTCAAGGTATGCGTCATCGCCTAGAGCCTTAGCCATCCTTGTGTTTCTACGCTTGAAGTTTGCTTGCATTCCGTTAAAACTTTTGATTTCGTCCCATGACTTAATAAAAGGGTCAAAGTCTGCAAATTCATTTTGCACTACTTGTGCTTCATCTAGTCTTGCTGGAGTGCTTGCGTATTCATAATAATTCATTAATCGTCACTTCCAAATTGGTCGAATGTCTTCTTTGCATCCACCAATGCACCAAGGTCTGTTTCTGATGGGATATATCCCTGAGACATTCTGTCAATCTGTTCGCTGTATTCTTCGTCAGATACCTTGCGAACATTGGCAAAGAATACTGCCTGACCATCTGGCTGTCCTAGCCATGATGCCTCATTACGCAATAGTGCAATTCTAGATTCGTCACCCTTCATAGAGTCAATGCTTAGGGCATTTCCATCTCCATCAGTGAACATTTTGCCAGAACGCAACTGCCAAACGTAGATTCCATAGTCTGAAAAAGGCTCTTCTACGATAGAAACCTTTGTTTTTCCGATTTGATTGGGCATGACTTGACCAATATCTTTTGTAGTATCAATATCCATAACCACTAGTATACCACATTATACAGCGTCAAGTATTTTTGTAACCGATTCTATGTCCATATATCCAATATAATGATACTTGCTGAAGGATAAAGGGTTGTTTTCTGAAGTATCAACCACTACTTTGTTGGTTCCTGTATATGTTTTGTATATTTCTTTTAGGTTATTTCCATAAATTGTATAGAAACTAGGAGAAACGATATAGTTCCAAAGACCTTGGTTTAGATTTGTAGTAGACTTCAGGTTGTTCCATGTACCCTCATCTACATCGGACCATTTTAGAGAGACCACTCTTTGGCTAAGTTCAATTGGATTTAAACCATAATAAGATATATTGTTCATAAGGATGTTGGTTGGTGAGACTATAAACTTGCCCTCAGCGGTATTGTTAAATGGAATTGCCTTTAAAAAAGATACCCCTAGCATGTTCCATTCTCCTACTGTGATAACTGGTTCTGCGACCAGTTTTCCATTAAGGTAATACTTTGGGGTGTTTGTTGTAGATGTTGTGGAAATTACACCCTTTGCACTTGAAGACCCTAATGCCTTTACATAGAAAGACATTGTTTCTGAGTTTGATTTAATTTCAAAAATCTTGGTGTCTTCTGCAGGAAACTCCCTAATGTCTGCAAGAATAGACATTTGTACTGAATTTACTGATAGTTCTGCTGATGGATTTCCAATAGAGAAAAATGCTCCAGATTCTGCCGTTCTTTCAATATAATTATTTGGCGAAAGTCTTATTCCAGAATGCCTGTTCAAGTATAGCGGTGGGGTTGTTTCTTTATATAGAATTGGTAAGGATTCGTAGTTTCCAAAAAGAGAAATGTCCTCTACATATCTTGTTCCAATCTCATTGTCTTCAGTATCTGTTTGTGCCGCAATTTGTATATACTTTAGTTGCATTGGAGACAAACTTCCCAGACTTGAAGAATATTCAACATAAATTACTAATGCTAATGTTGAAATATCAACATCGTCTGGCACAAGAACAGTTGTTCCATTTACAAACTCATGTAGTGAATCTGTCCATGTTGTTGCATCAATAAGTCTATCCTCTACGACTTCTACATCAGTTCTATCAAATTCTTCTAACTTTTTAAGTGCCCCAGATTCCATGGTCTGAAAACTAAAATAAGTTTTTACTTGTGACAACTCAGTGTCGAAGACATATCTTGAATCAATCCCAGATTTATAAGTCTTTGGCTCTGGATAGTCTACGTTTAACTGAATATATTTTAGTTGATAACTTTCTCCACTCTCTGCAGAATCATCTGGAGCATTTTTTGCCAACCTGGATAGCGGAACATAGTCTTGCCAGTATCCACTTGTTAGGATGTCTATCAAAATAGTTTCATATGCATCAACTGGAGATACCGTATACGTTGCTACTCTGCTTTGTAGTGCTGTCTCATTTCCTGTTTCCAAGAGTCCAGTTTCTGGGTCAAAATAGTCTGATATAAGAGAATAGTCTCTTAATGATGATAGCCCAACCTTATAAATATTTCCAATAAAGGTATTTCCAGTAAGACTATCTCCACCAATATAAATGTTTAAGTTATTGCTGTCTCTTAGGAATAGTGATACATCTTCGTTTAATGTTTTTAATACTGATAAGTCTAGACCTACAGCAAATTTAGTTCCTGTGGTAATTGATTGTGTTGCTATTACCGTTTCAGTTTCTGAATTGTATTTTAAAATATATGAAACAGTTGTGCTTGTAAGAGATATTTTTAGATAGTCTTCTGTTGTTTCATTTAAAATTTTAATAAGTATTTGCTCTGTTCCAACAGAAGATGTTGATTTAAAAAGACCATAAATAGAGTTTGAAAAATGCTCCGAATGACTAAATGAAGTTGCATAGATGTAGCCATGATTCGAAGACCATGAGCGTCCAGAGCCTGAAACAACTGTTGATGGTCTTAATCTTATGAATGGGCTTGTTTCCGCTGATGCCACATATGTTTCATATACGTCTTTTAGTAAATTTTCTGACGAATATGTAGATGTAAAAATTGTTGGTTTTTCATAAACGATAGATGAAAGAATTTTTCCATTTACAATACTTAGATTATCTACCTTAGACGCTTGTTCCCATTTTGCTTGAAAACTAGGGTAGTTATAGTTGTTTGCATAATTAGAAAATCCGTAGTCTATGGAAACTGTAGAGCCACCATAAACTCTATTTTGAGCCAGAGGAATGTCTATTGCTTGTGCATAAACAATTCTTCTTTTTCCTAAAACGCTAGAGCATTTATATGGATATATGGCAATCAGGTCTACTTCGGAAACAATGTCTGTGTATGAAAAAATACCTAGCCAATCTTGGTCTTCTGACGAGCCATTTAGTTTGTCTGGGAGAGAAAGTGATTCATTATCTATGTCTAAAGATATTACTTCGTTTCCATCTATTGTTAGATTTGCGTACCCTTCTCCAAACTGAACCTGAAGTACCATTGGTCTGAATAGTTCTGAAAAGTAGTATGAGCCAATGGTGTCTCCAACTTTTAGACTTATCGAGTCGTTGGTTACATACACTCCATCTTTTGATGCTAGTGGACCAATGATTCTTTTTGGCGTATAGTTTTTTGAATCAATTCTTATTAAAAATTCTAGGGTTAGTTCTTTGTATCTTCCAGCATCATTTAAAAATCCTAGTCCAGGAAATATGAATGATGGTTCATTTTCTGTGTCGTGTGGATATACTATCATAGAATTAAAAGAGCCATAAGAAAGAGATATTCCAGAATTTTTTGCATAAAGACTTCTGTCATTACCTACATAATAGGCTGTATATAATTTATCTCCAAATGATTTTGACTCTATTCCGCTAGTTTGTGCTGTTGCAATTGTTGACGGAATTGAGGACAGTGTTTTACCAAGAGACTCTCCATTAAAAGGTTCTGAATTTTCTCCAACGCTAAGACCATTTATGTAGAAAACAGTATCCAACTCTGAGTAAGTACATCCTATCTTTATAGTTCTACTTCCTGCGGTAGATTCTTCAAATGTAAAGGATACTGGAATCCAGTAGTTTATAGGATATTCTGAACCAATTATTTCTTTTGACTGAACTTCTCCAGTAGTTGTTCCTACCTGAAGAGTAATGGTATAGTTTGTCTTTACATAAAAGGCAATGGTATATCCATCTGCGTCATAAGAAAAGGTTGTTGTGGCTGTGCTAAAAAAAGTTCCACTAGCACTTCCAGCAGGAGAGGTTATTCTTGTTGTATAACTTTCTGGAAATGGTGCCGAAGGGTCTGGTGCATACGCTCTTGTTCCAGTTCCAGTCCAATTATAAATATTTCTATAGTTTGTGTCTGCTTGTGCAATTGGTTGTTCGTCTTCTGCAATTAAAGAAACGTAATCAGATGCGTCATCTAGTGCCCAAACAGCAAGCGGATGTTCGCTCATAATTTTTTCTGCATAAAGGTTAGATGGATTAGTAGACATATCTACTATTCTACCACATAAGAAAATACCCTGCCAAGTTAATGACAGGGTATCTTACTCATTTAGTTCTTGTCTGGAATTTTAATTTCACAGTAATCTGTGGTGCAATAGGCTTCGCCTTGTGCCTCCAGATTATCTACACCATCATAGATGGCAGAGAAATCAATCTTTGCCAATCTTCCAATGTAGTAGTCATACTCTTCTTCTGTAATTTCAGAATATGGTTGCTGTGGATAAACTGTGTTTCCCATTGGCAAGAATGACACTGCCTTTAGTTGTCCCTCATACATGTTTAGAACAGATGCGATGTGTTGCTTTTCGGTTGCTTTGTCAAATGATAGCGTTACTGAAACACCGTTGTCTGACCAGTACTTCTGAGCGGTAGCAGCAAGGGCTGTCTTCTCAAATAGAGTTACATCCTTTTCTGCTCGCTTCTGTCCTGAAGAAATTGGGAAGTATACTACTGAGGTATTTGCTGACACTAGGTCTGCCTCAATCTTATACCCTGCCGCTTTAAACAGATGTAGCATTGGGTCTGAGTTACCAAAACGAATTGCTCTTAGATAGAACTTTCCTCCTGGACCCCAGTGAACTCCAGGCGTTGCACCTGAAAGAATTGAAACAGAACCAGATGGCTTAACTGTGGTTACACGAATTGATTCACGAACACACATCCACTCTGAATACTTGTTGTCGTAATAACGAATCTTGTTATATCCCTCGTCCATCCATTCACGAGTGGTAGGCAAACCATGCTCGTCAGCGAATGACGCAATGCCTGTTAGAGATGTTCCGATTCTGCGGTTACGTTGCATAATACCGTTAGTCTGCTGCCAGTGAGTAGGAAGAAGTGTAACAGTCTTTCCATACAGGTAAGCAAACTTAAGAGTACGCAGGAAGTCTTCCTTTGACTCGTGACGGTTTAGGTGTACTTCCACAAGGGTACATAGTTCATATGACTCTAGTGGCTGTTCTGCACACGGATTGAACCCCATTACACGATAGTCCTTGCCATCTGCTGGGTCTGCCAAGCGACCAAAGTTACGAGCAACATCTAGCCAGATAAATCCTGGCTCTCCATTGTCAACAATGCGGTCTACATACTTTGCATAATCCATTCCTACATTTGCTTCGATAGAGTTGTTAGACATCCATGCCCAACCTGGATTCTCTGGGTCGTAAGAGTTACGCTCAGGGAATGCTTCTGCATTCTTTAGGTTTAGGAAGTCTTCATCTCCATCTACACCAAGTGCAAGGGTGGCAGAACGTCTAACGTTACCTGAAACAACACAAGTACCAATAAGGTTGATTAGGTCAACGATAGCACGAGCATCTAGGTTGTCTCCGACACGCTGTCCTAGCACATGGCTAATTCTTTCGTGTAGTTTGATTAGTGGTGCTGGTCCTGATGCTACCCCACCAAATCCCTTGATAGGTGCACCCTCTGGACG